GATAATTATCCTGCTACTCAAGGTACATTTGAAGAAAGAAATAATGTACATCCCTTACAACCTTATTTAGGTGATACTATATATCAAGGTAGATTTGGAAATAGTATAAGATTAGGAAGTACTGCTAAACCTACAAACACTTCATGGTCTTCAGTAGGTAAAAATGGAGATCCTATTACTGTTTTAAGAAATGGTCAATCTAATCTTCCTAGTGACCCTTGGAAACCTATCGTTGAAAATATAAATGATGACCCATCTTCTATTTATTTAACTTCAACTCAAAGATTACCAATTAATATACCTAACCCAACATATTTTTCTTACCAACAACCACCTACATTACCAAGCCAATATTCAGGTGCTCAAGTAATCATAAATTCAGATAGATTAGTTTTTAATGCTAAAAAAGATCATGCTTTAATAAGTGGAGAAAAATCAGTAAATTTATCCTCAAATGGATCTTTAAATTTTGATACTAAAAATTTTATAGTAGAGGCAGACGAAATTAAATTAGGTAGTTTAGCTACTGAACCTTTAGTTAAAGGAGAAACATTAAGACAAGAATTAGATTTTCTTTTAAAATCATTAATTCAGATGGTAGAAGTTTTAAAATATACTCAATCCTGGCCTGGTGGAGGTGCTGTAGTAGATGCTCCAACTTCAACAACAGCAGATGGGGTAGAGAAAGCCTTAACTGATATAAAAAATAATTTAGATAGTATTTTATCTACAAAGAGTAAAACCGTATAATGCCTCAAGTTAATATCATAGGAAAAATTATAGATAGTATTTCTAATGAAGAACTCATTGGAGCTAATATTAAAATTTCTAAAAATGGAGAAAATTTTGGGGGTTTTGCTACTAACATTAATGGTAATTTTGGAGGGGTAAAGGATTTAGAAGTAGGAACTTATACATTTGATATTTCATATGTAGGTTATGATAGTAAATCTTTTATTAAACAAGTAACATCTACTACTCAGGAAATTAATTTTGGGGAAGTTAAATTAGTTGAAATTAGTGAACAATTAAATGAAGTTATAGTTGAAGCTAAAAGGTTTACTGGTAAAATAGTTGATAAAAGTACTAAAGAACCTATTTCTGAAGCTACTATACTTTCTAATACCGAACAAGGAGAAAAATCTACATCTCAACCTAATGGGGATTTTACAATTGTAATAGAATTAGATGAAACTTATATAATAGTAAAATCTGATAATACTGTAACTACTGAAACTCAAACTCAATATAAAAACTTTACCCTAAACATTTCTGCAGGAGGGTATAGTTCTACTTCTGTAAATACTACAAATCAAGAGGGTAATTTAAAACAAAGTTTAGGTATAATTGAATTAGAACCTTCTCAACCAGCTTTACAAAACCAAAAAAGAGAAGAATTATTATTAACAGATGAACAAATTCAAACTATTAAAACTGAAAAAATTCTTTCATCTCCACAATCATATGCTACTAATATAGCTTTAAATAATGTTAAAGCAAGAATTGTAAATACTCTCTTACCTGCAATACTGAATCTAATAGCTGCTTTTGGTATTACTAATATTAAAAATGCTTTAGGTAAAAAATTTGGGGATTTAAATGCTACTTGTCCTACTAATTTAGATGAATTAAATAGGTTAATTGAAAGAAAAAATAGATTAACTAGGGCTTTAAACAATATTTATAGTTTTTTAAACACAGTAAGAATTGGAGTAGATATAATAGATAAAACTATTACAGCAGCCCAATTAATCCTACCAGCTTTAATAGCAGCATCTTCAATCCCAGCAGCTCCCCCTAGTTCAGCTACTATAATTGAAAAAATAGATAGAGAATTAAGAAAATATAAATTGATATCATCCTCAACTTTATTGATTTTAACAATAATAGTTCAATTACTTCAAAGAGTATTAAATTACTTATCTTTATTAGATAGTTTAATTCAAGGTTGTGCTATAGAAGGTGCATTACCCCAAGAACAACTTACAGATGATTTACTTAGAGCAACACAAGAACAATCTCAACAATTATCACCTGTTGTAACTAATGTAAATGGATTTGAAATGGATGTAGAAACTGAAAAAACAGAAGTCCAACTAAAACGAAGAAGAGCAATAGCAAAAAATAAGGCAGGAATCATAATGTTAAAAGGAGAATGGTCATTCTCTTCAAATGATCAAATATTAATTGATGAATTAGTATTTTATATACAACAAAATGATTTAAAAGCCGAATAATATTATATTTATAAAAAACAGTATATGAAAACCGAAGCACTTAAAAAGTTAATTAAAGAAGCAGTTAGAGAAGCAATACAAGAAGAATTAAAAGAGGTTTTACTAGAAGCAGTTAAAGCACCAAAAGTATCAACCCCTCAACCAGTTCAAGAAAGTACAACTAATCCTTACAATATTTCTTCTACTACTCCCCCACCTGTATCTCAAGCAGATCAGAGACAAAAATACATGGATATTATAGGAGAAACTGCTTTAAATTTTACAAGTAAAGACGTTAAAAAATTTCAACCTCAAGGTTCAGTAGATACAACTTCTCCAAATGGTAAATTACCTGATGGTGAATTAGGAATGGATCAAATTATGAATTTAATGACAGCTAGATAATGGCATTTGGAGCACAGCAAATATTTCCTATAGACTTTAATAAAAGTGCTGCAGTAGGGGTAGATATACCTTTTACTGCACCCGCTGTATTTAGACCTAATTATACTACTGCTGCTGCTATCAAAAATAACTTAATAAACTACTTTTTAACCAATCCAGGAGAAAGACCATTAAATCCAACATTTGGAGGAGGATTAAGAGCATTTATATTTGAACAAATTACTACAGATAATTTAGATTTTCTAGAAGATAGAATAGCATCTGATTTATCTACATTTTTTCCTAATGTTAGAATTGGTAATTTAGAAATATTAAGACAAGAAGATACAAACACAATAACAGTATCGTTAACTTATAGTGTGGTAAACACTAATATTAGTGATACGTTACAAATAGACTTTGCATAATGGCTATAGTAGATAGAGACGTAAAATATTTAAATAGAGATTTTTCTGATATTAGGGCTAGGTTAATAGAATTTTCTAAAACTTATTTCCCTAATACTTACAATGATTTCTCTCCTACATCACCAGGTATGATGTTTATGGAGCAAGCAGCTTATGTAAGTGATGTAATGTCTTTTTATTTAGATAATCAATTACAAGAAACATTCACACAGTTTGCTAGACAAACTAACAATTTATATGAGTTAGCTTATATGTTTGGTTATAAACCAAAATCAACAGGAGCAGCTCAAGCAACAATAGAATTATTCCAACAAGTACCTTCAAAACTAGTAGGATCAAATTATGTCCCTGATTATGACTATGCTTTATCTGTAGGAGAAAATACAACAGTAGCATCTTCTTTAAATCCTAATGTTTCATTTTTAATGGAAGATAAATGTGATTTTACTTTTTCAAGTTCATTAGATCCAACAGAAGTTTCAGTTTACTCTATTGCAGGTACTACTCCTCAATATTATCTTTTAAAAAAGACTAGAAATGCTATCTCAGCAAATATTAGTACACGAAATTTTTCATTTGGAGATCATGAACAATTCCCAACTATTGATATCACAGCAGACAACATAATAGGAATATTAGATATAGTAGATAGCGATGGTAATACTTGGTATGAAGTAGATTATTTAGGTCAAGAAATGATATTTGATAATATCAAAAATACTAATACTAATGATCCTAATAATGTAGTAGATGCTGGTGAAGTACCTTATTTACTTAAATTAAAAAAAGTACAAAGACGTTTTGCTACCCGTTTAACAGCAGAAAATAATTTACAAATTCAATTTGGAGCAGGTAACCCAAATGATGTAGATGAAGAAATTACACCTAATCCTGACAATGTAGGTATAGGTTTACCATTTGAAAGAAATAAACTTACAACAGCATATTCTCCTACAAACTTTCTATTTACAAATACTTACGGTATTGCACCTTCAAATATAACTTTAACAGTTAGATATTTAACAGGTGGTGGTGTAGGAGCAAATGTACCTAGTGGAGATTTAACTAGATTAAATACAAATAATACATTTTTCAATAAATCAAATTTAAATCCTACTACCTCAACTTATATATTTGATTCATTAACAGCTAACAATCCAAATGCTGCAGATGGAGGATCAGCAGGAGATACAACAGAAGAAATTAGACAAAATACTCTAATGCAAATCGCAGCTCAACAAAGATCGGTAACATTAGATGATTATATGGTTAGAGCTTTAAGCATGCCCTCTGAATATGGGACTATAGCTAAAGCTTATATTGAAAAACCACAATTAAATGATGAACAAGTTTCAACAATTGAAACATTAAACTTATTTGTATTATCTCAAAATATTGTAGGACAATTTGCAACAGCAACTGAAACATTAAAGAAAAATTTAAGAACATATCTTTCTCAATATAGAATGATAGGTGATAGCATTGAAATTAGAGATGCCTATGTTATAAACATTGGGATAGATTTTGAAATAATAGTATTACCAAATTATATTAATAGTCAAGTAATATTAGCTTGTATAGATTCATTACAAGCTTACTTTAATAGAGACAATTGGCAAATAAATCAACCCATATTAATAAGAGATTTATACGTTAGATTAGATAAA